CAGCCGATGGTATAGAAACCAAAGGATTAATTAGAACTGAAGAAGATTTACAAGCTGAAGCACAGGCTCAACAACAATCTATGATGGATGAGCAACAACAATCAGCATTGTTAAACGCAGGTGAGAAAATTGCAGGTAACATACCTCCTCAAGCATTAGGAGAAGCATTAACTCAACAACCCGAATAAGGAGAAATAAATGGTTGATAAAGTAGAAATGTCTACTGAAGAAAATAATCCTTCATTAGAACAACAAGCAGAACAACAAGAAACAAACTCACAAAGCACTCAAGAAGCTCAAACTACAGAGACTTCTAGTGAGAGACCAGAATGGCTTCCAGAAAAATTTGGAAACGCTGAAGAACTAGCTAAAGCTTATGGTGAACTTGAAAAGAAATTCTCAAGTAATCCAGAGGAACCAGCTAAAGCAGAAGACTTAAACATAAAAGAAGACAAACCAGAAGAAACACAATCTGGCCAATTGGATAAATTTTATGCAGAGTTTGCTGACAAAGGTGAATTATCAGAAAACAGTTACACAGAACTATCAAAGATAGGATTGAGTAAAGAAGTAGTTGATACTTATATTTCTGGCCAACAAGCTTTAATAGACCAAAAAGCAAATAAAATAATGGCTACTGTTGGTGGTCAAGAACAGTACAATGAAATGGTAAACTGGGCTTCAAAGAATTTAGAAACCCAAGAAATAAAAGCATTTAACAACACATTAGATAATGGGACTATAGAACAAGCTCAATTAGCTATTGCTGGTGTTCAAGCAAAATATAATCAAAACAATGCAGAGCCTAATTTATTTACAGGTAATAAAGCTGAAGCAAATATTGGTTATAGGTCTGTAGGTGAAATGCTTACTGACATCAACGACCCAAGGTATTCTACAGACAGTGCATTTAGACAAGATGTAGAAAACAAAGTTAAACAATCAAACACATTATAATAACACCTATTTAGGTGGGAAGGAGAAACATGTCGCTTTATAAAAATATTAATGCGAGGAAACGAGCTGGCACTTCAAGACCAAAATCTAAAAGTACCATATCAGCAAAATCTTATTCAAACATGAAAAAAGGTTTTCCTAAAAAGAAAAAGAAATAGTTATGTTAAATTTTCTATTGCCTTTAATGAAAAATCCTCTGGCTAAATTAGTCGTAGATAGAAGCATTAACGCTATCAATCATTCAATGGAGAAAAAGAAAATCATTAGGGCAAAAGAAATTGAAGCAGAACAAAATGTATCTATAGAACAAATTAAAAGTTCTAAAAATAGTATTAAGGATGAAGTATTAACTATAAAAATAACTTTAATCTTTATTGCTTTATTTATTCCATACACACAGCCATGGATGGAGAAAGGATTTGAAATCCTAAAGTCAGCACCACAAGAATTTTGGTGGGCAGTTTTAATTGTCTACTCAGGAAGTTTCGGACTATCTACAGTTAGTAAGATTAGAGGAAAAAAATAACTCACACACTCTTCTTTAAGAGGAGTGAGCCTACACAAAGATATGAATTGCCTCATAGATTTACTTGCGAGTAAATTAAAAGAGATAACCTTTTTGAAGTATGTGGAGGAAACTAAAACAAACCAATCATAATTTAAAAGGAGAATAATTATGGCAAACGCAACAGCATCAAGAATTGGTGCAATTAATGGCGGAACCGATAAGAATGCTCTTTTCCTTAAAGTATGGAGTTCGGAAGTTTTAGCTACTTTCCAAAGAGAAAACAAAATGTTAGGGATGACTTCGGTCAGAACTATATCTTCAGGTAAGTCAGCTCAATTTCCAGTTGTTGGAACTAATTCAACATCATACCATACACCAGGAAATGAGATAACTGGTACGTCAGTTAATCATGCAGAGAAAATAATAAACATTGATGATTTATTAATTTCGAATGCATTTTTAGCAAACATAGATGAAGCAAAAAACCACTATGATGTAAGAAGTGTTTACACATCAGAAATGGGTAGAGCACTAGCAAACAAAGTAGACCAACATCTACTTCAATTGTCTGTACTAGCAGCTCAAGCTTCTACAACAATCACAGGCGGAAACGGTGGTACTCAAATTACAGATGCGGATGCGAAGACAAATGCGGCTTCGTTAATCGCTTCTATATTTGAATGTGCCCAAGCTCTTGATGAGCATGATGTGCCTTCAGAAGAAAGATACTGCGTGGTTCCACCAGCAACTTATTATCTTCTTGTTCAAAATGACAAGATTTTAAATAGAGACTTTGGTGCGAACAACAATGGTACTTTCCATGATGGAACAGTAATTAAAGTAGCTGGTATTAGCATAGTTAAAGCTAACACAGCAGTTACAGCATTTACTGACCAATCATCAGCTATCACTGGAACTAACAACACATACAATGTTGATGCACAAAATGTAGCAGCAGTTGTTTTCCACAAGAGTGCAATCGGTACTGTTAAATTAATGGACTTGGCTATGGAGAGTGAATATGACATTCGTAGACAAGGTTCACTAATGGTCGGAAAAATGGCTTTAGGTCATGGCATCCTTAGACCAGAAAGTGCTTCGTTAATTAAAACAGCATAATCTAAGTAGGCTAGGCGCAGCAATGCGCCTGGCTGCTCAATCACAAAATTATTATGGCATCAAATACAAGAACAACAAAATTAGAAAGCATTAACACAATGCTTAGTACGATTGGAGAGGCTCCAGTCAATTCACTAACTGGGACACTACCTACAGATGCTACTATGGCTATTAATATTCTTGATGAAGTTAATAGAGAAGTACAATCACAAGGTTGGAAATTTAATTCAAGTTACAAAGTTACATTAACAAGAGATACTAATAATAAAATTCCTATTGGTAATGATGTAATGCATATAGAATTTAATCATTTAAGAGAAAATAGAAGTAGTTACGACCCAGTATTAAGAGGTTCATTTTTATATAACTTAGTTGATGAAAGTTTTGTTTGGGATAAAAACTTTGACAACGTAAGAGTTATTTTCTTAATACCTTTTGAAGATGCAATTGAACAAGCAAGAAGATTTATTACAATCAGAGCATCAAGAATTTTTCACGATAGAACACTAGGAGCAAATGCTTTACACAGATTTTCACAGCAAGATGAATTAAGAGCTTTATCATTCTTAAAACAAGCAGAGGCTTCTACAGCAGACCACAATATATTTAATAGTTTAGACCAGTTTAAAACTGTTAGTAGAAATATGTTTTTAAAATAAATTTTTAAATGAGTTTAATTAATAGAAGTATTCCAAATTTAATTGGTGGCGTATCGCAACAACCTGAAATTTTGCGATTGGACAACCAAGCAACTGAACAACTTAATGGAATATCTAATGTAGTTGAAGGTTTAAAAAAAAGGCCTCCATGCAGTGCAATAGCTAAACTTTCAAATTCAAATATTTCAAATGCATATATTCATACAATTAATAGGGATGTAAGTGAACGATACGTTTTGGTTATTACTAATGGCGGTATTACTGTGCATACTATTGATGGAGTTTCTAAAACAATTGTAACAAGTGGTAGTGTATTAAGTTATTTAACTACAAATGATGCTCGACAAGATATTAAAGCATTAACAGTTAATGATTATACATACATAGTTAATAAATCTAAAACTGTATCAATGGCTAGCACAACAAGTGCAGCTAAAATTCAACAGGCTGTTTATACAATTACAACAGGAATAGGAAATACAACAACACCTATTCCATATTCAGTAACTATTAATGGTTCTACATTTACATTCAATTCACAAGATAATAACTCTAAAACAATTAGAGATGGCTTAGTAGCAGCTATTGGTAGTATATCTGGTATATCTATTTCCAATATTGGTGACAGTAGTTTCAGAGTATTTCAATCTTCAGGGACTTTATCTATATCAGCATCAGATGGATATGGAAATCAAGCAACTTCAGTTATTAAAGATGAAGTACAAAACTTTGCTGATTTACCAGCAGAAGCAATCGACAATATGGTTGTAGAGGTTAAAGGAAATCCTGCAAATAATTTTTATAGTTATTATGTAAAATATAAAAGTAGCACAAGAATTTGGGAAGAAACAATTAAACCTGGAATTAAAACGTCTCTTAACAATTCGACTATGCCAATTTTATTAATACGAACTGCTGATGGAAATTTTAGACTAACTGAAGCAGATGGTTCTTCTTATACAATTTCAGGAACTACTTATGATGTTCCTGCATGGGGAGGCAGAATAGTTGGTGATGAGGATACTTCAAAAAGTCCTACATTTGTTGGAACCAAAATAAGAGATATGTTTTTCCACAGAAATAGACTTGGGTTTATAGCAGATGAAAATGTTATTATGACAAGGAATGGAAAATTCTTTGAATGGTTTAATGAAACAGTTACAGATAGTTTAGATACAGATATTATTGATATTAATGTAAGTCATACAAAAGTATCATTACTTAATCATGCAATTGCATTTGATGAACAGTTATTATTATTTTCAGACCAAACACAATTTATTCTAGCAGGTGGTGCAGCACTAACACCTAACAATGTTAATGTAACTGTAACTACTGAATATGAAAATTCAAAAACTGTCAAACCAGTTGGTTCAGGTTCAAATGTATTTTTTGGATTTGAAAAAGGAAAATTTTCAGGATTAAGAGAAATGTATGTTGAGGATGATGGTGAAACTAATAAAGGTGAAGATATAACTTCAAACATACCTAAATATATTCCAAGTAATTTATTTAAATTTGCAACAGCATCTAATGAAAATATTTTAGTTGCTTTAAGCTCGACACCTTCTGAAGCTAATAACCTATATGTTTACCAATGGTTTATATCGGATGGAAGAAGATTACAAAGTGCATGGCATAAATGGCAAATAGGTTCACTTCCATTTGGCGATGGTGGTACAACTTTATTAAATATAGATTTTATTGGAGCAGATTTATACATAGTCACTAATAGAAGTGACGGAGTATTTTTAGAAAAAATGGATTGTTCAGCAGCAGCAGTTGATGAAGGTTCAAATTATTTAACATATTTAGATAGAAAGCTTGATGACACTCAAGTTACAATTTTATACAATAGTGTAACAAAACAAACTACAATTATATTACCTTATTCAATTACAGCAGGAGACTTTTTCTTTCCAATAAAAGTTGTTGGAGCACCAGGAGGTAGTAACATTCCTGGAGCTATCTTTGAAATAGTTTCAAAAACAAGCACAACAGTTATAGTTAAAGGTAATTTAACTGGTGTTAAATTTTTTATTGGAGTTGATTACTCATTTGTTTATGAGTTTTCACAACAATATTTAGCTGTAGGACAAGCAGCTAGTGGCACAGGTAATAGAACAAGAATTAGAGAAGGCAGACTTCAGATAAGAAATTGGACAGTATCTTATGACAATACTGCTCATTTCACTGTGGAAGTAACGCCATTAGCTAGAGATACCAGCGTATATACATTTAACGCTGTAACGATTGGTAGTTCATCAGCAGGAGGTGTGAATTTAGAAGATGGTTTTTATAATTTTGCAATCCAAAGTAGGAATGAAAATCTTGTTGTTAGATTAAAAAATGAAAGTCATTTACCTTCTAATTTTGTAAACGCAGAATGGGAAGGATATTATGTATCCCAATCAAAAAGTAATTAAACCTTATTTAAGAGTAGCAACAGAACAAGACTGTTTATTTTTATCAGAAAATTTAAGAGAAGATGATTATAAAGAAATTCAAGCAGTTGTAGGATTGCCACCATTATTGTCTTTACTACATGGTTATAAAACTAGCCAAGTTCCTTTAGTAATTTGTAACGAAAAAAATAAAGTAGTTGCTATGCTAGGTGTAGTACCAAATGGCCTCATAGGTTCTATTTGGATGGTAGGAACCCCAGAATTAAAAAAAATATCAGTTTCATTTTTAAGAAACTGTCAAGGAGTATTCAAAGTTTTAAAAAATAATTTTTCAATTTTGCATAATTATGTTGATGCAAGAAATGAATTACACATTCGTTGGTTAAAGTGGATGGGTTTTTCATTTATAAAAAAACATGACAATTATGGATTAGAAAAAATTTCTTTTTACGAATTTATTAAAATATAATGTGTAGCCCAACTTTAGTAGTATCTGGCATAAGTGCTGGATTGCAGTATCAACAATCTGTTAAACAACAAAAAGCAGAACGTGACGCTCAAATCCGACAGAATGAAATTGCGCTAGCTAATTTAAACAATAGAAGAGCAAGCTTACAAACTAAAATTACACAAAAGACAAAAAAGAATTTAAAGATATTAGGTATTAAAGAAAGAGAAGCACGAAGAAATAAAGCAGAATTTAAAGCTTCAGACAGAGGTATAGGTGGAAACACATATCAATTCTTAGTACAAAATTTTGATAATAATTTAGCAGATGTAAGTAAAACAGTATTAGGAAATATAGAGTTTGACCGTCAGCAATTTAGAAGAGATTATTTAAATTTAAATTCTGTATATGACAGACAATCAACATTTGTAACCAATGTAGATAGAAGAACACCTGCATTAGCTGCAGGGTTAAGTTATTCAAAAAGTTATTTTGATTATAAAAATAAAATAAAAGCAAATGAGCTTAACAAAAAATATAGCTTCGGTGACTTTAATCTTGAAGAATATGAAGAGGATAGAATGTAATGGCTAAAAAAATAAAAGACCCACAATTTAATTTAGGCTATGCTTTACCTGAAGGTGTAGTTAATGATTTTGATATTTTCTATAAACCACAAACAGCTCCAAAAAACAGAGAAGTAGCAAGTTTAATTAATTCATTATCTAATATTGTACCAACACTAGCTACTTATGATGTAATTGAACAAGCAGAGCTTAAAGGAAAAAATGAAGCTCAAGCTGTAGAAGATTTTAATGTTAATAAAGAGGCTTTTGCAACATTAGTAAAAAGTAAAAAAATGCCAGCAGGTGCTAATCCTCACTATTTTAATAAAATGATGGAATTAGATTTAGCTACTAAAGCTAGAGATTTTCAAAGAAAATTTGATGATTATTACGTTAATAATATGTCAGACATGACAGACCAAGATACATTTAAAAGTGTATACCAAGATGAGCTTAAAACATTTTATAAGGAAAATAATTTAGATAAATATGACCCAATAGCTTTAAACAAAGCTTTTTTTTCAACAACATCAAAATACAGAGACGATAAAGAATTTACACATAATAATAATAGATTAGCAAAAATTGAAAAACAAACTAAAGAATTAGAAGTAAGAGATTACGCAGGTTCATTTATTGATTTTCAATATAAGGATGCTTCAATAGATGATGTTCACGCATTTATTAAAAGTAAAACTAACGATTATATTTCTTTAACTAAAAATAAAAATGAAGCTAATGAATTGTTTTTAACAGGTCTTAAAACTTATGTTGGAGCAGTAAATACAACAGAAGGTTTTGAGTACGCAAGAAAATTAGTTGCGAGTTTAGATAATCTAAATTTAGGTACAGGTAGTTTTTCAGGTTCCAATAGAGCTTTATATTATCAAAAAACAATGGAAAACGAATTAGCAGAAAAAGAATTATCAAATCTTCAAAGAGAAGATAAACTTTTTACTGTTAGAAAAGAAAGAGACGAACAACAATTAACAAATGATTATTTTAATTTTAGAGAAAACCCTGAATTTGAATTTGGTGATTTAATAGGAACATTAGATGGTGATGGTGAATTTTCTAATGATAAATATAATGCTAGACAAAAAAATTATTTAACAGAATTACACAATGCAACTGAAGAAGGTAGAAGAGTTAAAAATTCATCACCAAGTGCACTTGTTGAATTAATTGATTTACAAGAAAACAATCCCTATTTAATTAGACAAAGTGCTTTACAACTAATGGAAGCTGGTGAGCTTACAATTGCTGATTTTGAAAGATTTAATAATTCAGCAGGTAATTATGATGTTTTAGAAAATAATGTTTTTTTTAGAAAAAGTAGAGTTTTTAATAATTTAAGAAACTTTTTTGATGACCCAAGATTAGCACAATTTCCAGATTTAAAAGTTGAAGTACCTTTACTAAAAATGGATTTTGAAAATGATGTAGTTCAATATTGGAATAGTATTAAAGATGAAAACATTACACCTCAAGAAAAGCAAATAAAATTAAATGGTGAAATTAAATTGTTAATTGGTCGAGCTTTACAAGAGAGTAGAATTTTTGGTCAAAATGAAGATTTATTAACTGATTTAAGTACAAGATACAAAATTTATATACCTAACATTGGAGAACAATAATTTATATGGCACAAGTAATAAAACGTAACGGTGAAACTTATACATTTCCAGATGATTTTTCTGAAGAGCAAATAGAAAAGGAAATTCAAAAACAAACTGGTAATGTTGTTTCTGAAAAACCAGTAGAACCTGAACAGGATTTACCAACTGATGATAAAAGAGGTTGGGCTACAGATTTACCTTTACAAGTCATTGGTGGTATTAGGGATGCATCACAGTCAGCAATTGGTTTAGTAGAAGATATTCAAGAGAAAACTACTGATGATGATGGTCTTGCTGGTAGTGCAGTTGTATTTGGTGATAACGCAAACAATGGAATTGTTGGTATAAAAACTAAAAGACAATTAAAAGAAGACGGTATTGGTTATGTAGGTTTAGGTAAAATAGATGAAGATGATGCTTATGAATTACCAGATGTTGATGATGCAGATACTAAATTAGGTGCTTTTACTAGAGGTGTTTCGCAATTTATGACTGGTTGGTATGCAACCAAACCTTTAAGCATTGTTAAAGCTACTACAAAAGGTGGTAAGATTGCAGGTGCATTATCAAAAGGTGCTGTAGCAGATGTTGTAGCTTTTGATGAAAATACAGGAAGATTTGTAGATATGGTTAATACAAACTTTCCATCATTACAAAATCCATTATTTGAATATCTATCAGCAGAAGGCAAAGATGAAACTTGGTATGAAGCAAGAATGAAAAATGCTTTAGAGGGTTTAATGATAGGAGGAATATTTGAAGGAACTGCTAGGGTTGTTAAAACAATAAAATCTGGAAATTTAAAAGAACAATTTTCAAAATTTAAATCTGATTTTTTAGATACAGCCAGATTTATGAAGCTTAATAGAAAAACACTTACTGGTGAAAAAATAGATTTTGCTAAATTAAAAGAAGTAGAAGATAGACTGTTAGGTGAAACAACAGAGCTTACACCTTCAGGTAAAAAATCTTCAGAAAAACTTGCTATGAAAATTAAAGATGAAGCAGGTACGCAAAAGATTGCAGATACGGTTGAAGTATTAAAAGATAAAGTTTCTTCTGATGAATTAAATGAACAAATTATAAATACGTTTGATGATTTTATTAATAGTGCTAGAGAAAATGTTGAAAGTGGTGGAAGTAAAAAGACATTAGATTGGAGAACAAATTTAGGTGAAAGTTTAAATTTTAAATTATCTCCAAGAGCATATGCAGATAGTAACTTTGGTACAATTGTTTTAGAAGCTTTACAAAAAGTAGTTAGAAGTGAGAGGCAATTTGATGTTATGTCAAATAAGCTTATTGAAAACCAAGCTAAAAAACATGGTGGTGACATAATACAAACTACTAAAATGTTAGGACAACTAGGTGATAAATTACAAGGTGGCCTAAAATATATGTATGCATCACAACAGATACAACAAAATTTAGCAGATGCATTATACAGACAAGTAAAAGATGTAGATGGTAAATACACTGATAATGACATGAAACTTACAACTGCATTATTAATGAGACTTTTAAGATTTGATGAAAAAGTCACATCCAATGTTGGTAGAGGTTTACAATTACGAAGTGTTTTAAAAGATGCTGTAACTGAATATGATTTAGGTTCAGATGCAATTTTAAAATTGGTTAGAAATATGGATACCTGGACAGGTAATTTTTCTGACTTTAAAAAATCTGTTGCTTTAGTTAAAGATAAAAATGCTCTTCAAAAAGTATTTGGATTTGTAGCTCAAAACAGAATGTGGAATGTAGTGAATGAAGTTTGGATGTCAGCAGTATTATCATCACCAAAAACACAAATAATTAATGCTGTATCAACTGGTCTTAATATGTATTTAAAACCACTAGATTTAATGGTTGGTTCAAAACTTGCATGGGGTTTAGACCCACAAACAGCTAAATTAGTAAAAGCACAAGCTGAACAAGGAGCTGCAATATTAGCAGGTTATAAAAATTATTATTCAGATGCTATTACATTTATGAAGAAAGCATTTAACGATGAGGACAGTATTTTATTTGGAGGAAGTACAAAATTTGACACACAAACAAAAGCACTAGGTACTGGCTCAAAAGCAAAATTAGCAAGAATACCATTAAGAGGTTTAACAGCAGTTGATGAGTTTTTTAAACAAATTACATATAGAAGTTATTTAAGTGAAATAGCTGTAAGAGAAGCACTTGATGCAGGTGCATCCAGAACAAAAATAGTTGGTAAATTACCTAATGGTAAAGAAATTACAGAATTTGACCAAATGGTTGCCAATAGAGTTAGACAAGGTTTTGATGAAACTGGATTAATTGGAATAGATAAAGAAGCTGCTGATTATGCACAACAGGTTACTTTTACAAAAGATTTAGATGGAGTTCTTGGATTTGTGCAAAATGGAGTTAATTCAGCACCTATATTAAAACAGATATTACCATTTGTTAAAACACCTTCTAACCTTGCAATACAAGCATTACAAAGAAGTCCATTTGGAGCTTTTGGAAAAAATAATTGGGATAACTTTACAGGAGCAAGTAGAGACCCAAGAAAAATTGCAGAGACAAGAGGTAGAGTTGCTATTGGTACAACTATACTTGGCGCAACATCAATGCTTGTCATGTCAGGTAATATAACTGGTGGTTATCATCCAGACCCAAGTATTAGAGAGTTACAACAATCACAAGGTTTTGCTGAATACTCATATAAAATTCCTGGAACAGATACTTATATACAATATGGAAGATTAGACCCAGTTGGTATGTTGATTGGTTTTATTGCTGATTACACACAAATTTATCAAGACCTTACTGAAAAAGAAAAATTAAAAATTGAAAATGATTTCTTAGGATTTATGGTCAGACAACAACAAGGTGGAGCAGAAGAGCAATTAGGAACTACTGATAAAATACAAAATTTTACAGTAGCTACTTATAAATCAATGTATAAAAATATTGCATCTAAAACTTATTTAAGAGCATTAACTGATTTTGTTAAATCATTTGATGGTGAGGCTGTTGAAGGTAAAGGTGGATGGTGGTTACAAAACAAAGTAGCTTCATTTGTACCTAATGTTTTATCAAAAGTTGCAAACGACCCTTTTATGAGACAGACCGAAGGTTATTTTAATAATATTAAAAAGAAAATTAATTCAAGAGTTTTACCTAAAAGATATAATCCTTTATCAGAACCAATTAAATATCAAGATAACGATGTATTTAGATTTATAAATAATGCAATAAATCCACTTACTATAAAAGATTTAAGAGAGGATAAACTTTTAAAATCTTTGATAGATGATGGTATAAAAATTCCTAGATTAGATAAGAAAAGAGACGGTGTTGATTTAACTAAATATAAGATAATGGATGAAAAAGACCCTGATTTTGGAAAAACTGCTTATGAAGTATTTAATGAAGAAATCGAAAAATCTAATTTAAGAAAATCATTAGAACGTCTAATTGAACAAAATAGCTATAAGAATGCACCAGCTACAATTTCTATTGATGAGAACCTAAAAAATTTAGGTGGTAAACAAGTTATGGTATGGAAAAAAGTTCAATCTGCTAGAGACATGGCTTTTATAAAAATAAAGTATAGTTCAAAATTTAAATCAATATTAGACCCAGAAGTAACCTTGTCATCATCTTTGTTTACTAAAGATATTATAAAAGGTAATATTAAAGCAACTAACAGATACCCTAAAAATGTTGAGAAGGGTGTTTACAATTTTATACAACAGACCAAATAAGCAAAACAGGACAGTTTAGATATATAGATGTCATTTTTAGCAAGAGTGACGTACACCTCAAATGGTAGTACGCCCACTTTCTCGTTTAGTTTTCCTTACATTTTACAAAGTCACATAAAAGCTTTTGTAAATGGAGTAGAGGACACTAGCATTACATTTCCAACAACTAGCTCGGTTACACTATCAAGTACACCTGCAAATGGAGCTACAGTTGTTATTCAAAGATTTACACCGTCAGACACAAGATTAACTGATTTTCAGGATGGTTCTGTATTAACTTCAGCAGATTTAGACCAATCAGCAGACCAAAACTTTTACATAGCACAAGAAACTTCAGACAATGTTTCTTCTAATTTAAGTTTAAATAATAGTAATTTATATGATGCTAACAATAATAGAATTATTAATGTAGCTAATCCAGTAGATGCACAAGATGCAGTCACTAAACATTATTTAGAAAATACTTGGTTATCAACTTCAGATAAAGCAAATATTAATACTTTAGCTCCATATAGTTCACAGATAGGATTATTAGGTGTTGCCAGTGTTATTAATGACATGGATATATTAGGGACATCAGCAAATGTTGCTAATATTGCTACTGTTGCAAGTAACATTACAGATGTTAATTCATTTGCAAACAGATACAGAATTACAGCCACTAATCCAACAACAAGTCTTGATGCAGGAGATTTAGCTTTTGTAACAGGAGATAGTGTTCTTCGATATTACGATGGAACAGCTTGGAAAACTTTAAATACAACAGAAGCAGATATTACTTCTATTGTTGCAGGCACAGGATTAAGTGGAGGTGGAACATCAGGTGACATTACAATAAGTGTTGATAGTTCAACACACTTAGCAAGTAATACTACATCAGACTTAGCTGAAGGAACCAATCTTTATTACACAGATGCAAGATTTGATACAAGACTTGGAACAAAATCTACATCAGATTTAACAGAAGGTAGTAACCTTTATTACACTGATGCTAGAGCAGACGCTAGAGTTAATGCACAAACAGGTTCTAACCTAAGTTTAAGTAATAAGACTACATCGGACTTAGCTGAAGGAACTAATCTTTATTATACAGATGCAAGAGTTGATACTTATATATCTGGTGGTTCTTTAAGTGCTATTGATGTAGCAGGTAATGCACAAATAGACGGTAACTTAGTTGTTGATGGTGATTTAACTATTAGTGGTACTCAAACTATTGTTAATACAGAAACAATTAATTTAGCTGATAATCAAATTGTACTTAATAGTAATTTTACAGGTTCATCACCAACAGAGAATGGTGGTATTGAAGTTGAAAGAGGAACTCAAACTAACAAAACATTAATTTGGGATGAGAGTAATGACAAATGGACTGTTGGTTCAGAAACATTTGTTGCAGGAACTTTTGAAGGTAATTTAACAGGAAATGTTACTGGAACTGTAAGTTCAATTAGTAACCACGATACAGATAGTTTAAGTGAAGGTTCTAGTAATTTATATTATACGTCAGCGAGAGCTAATAGTGATTTTGACACTAGACTTGGAACTAAGTCTACATCAGATTTAAGTGAAGGTTCTAACCTATATTATACAGATGCTAGATTTGATACTAGACTAGCAACTAAATCTACATCTAATCTATCAGAGGGAAGTAACCTATATTATACAAATGCTAGAGCCGATGCGAGAGTAAACCTACAAACTGGTTCAAACTTAGATTTAAGTAATAAATCAACTTCAGATTTATCTGAAGGAACAAACCTCTACTATACTGATGCAAGGTTTGACACTAGATTATCAGCTAAAGATACTGATAATTTATCAGAAGGTTCAAGCAATCTTTATTATACAGATGCTAGGTTTGATACTAGATTAGGAACAAAAGATACTGACAATTTATCAGAAGGTTCTAGTAATCTTTATTTCACAGACGCAAGAGCAGACGCAAGAATTAATCTACAAACAGGTTCAAATTTAAGTTTAAGTAATAAATCAACTTCAGATTTATCAGAAGGTTCAAATCTTTATTACACAGATGAAAGAGTTGATGACAGAGTAAACGGATTACTTACAGCAGGTTCAAATATTACACTAACATATAATGATGCAGGTAACTCATTAACAATTGCAGCAACAGACAATTCAATCCCATTTGCAATAGCACTTGGGTAAATAATTAAGGAGAAAAATAAAAATGGCAAATAACTTTAATTCAACAACAGCTAGTTTGACAAATGCTACGTTGACTACAGTTAAGACTACTACATCTAACAAACAAGTTATGATTGGTTGTCTAGTATCTAATACTGGTACAACTTCTATACTTATAGATATAGTTCTTAATGATGGTTCTAACGATAGATATATTGTTAAACAAGCGCCAGTTCCTGTTGGAAGTTCTTTAGAAGCAATATCAGGAAAAGTAATTATTCCTAATGGTGGTGCTGTTAAAGTAAAATCTGACAATGCTTCTGGTATTGCAGATGTAATTATTTCAACATTAGAAGACGTATCATAAATGTATTTAGGAAACCAACCTGCACTTAACTATACGAGTTTTGCTAAGCAAGACTTCACTACAAGTGCGACTACATCTTACACATTAGATAATCCAGTTGCTAATGCAAATGAGTTAGCATT